ACTTCCAAAACCCATAAAATAATTAGAAAGAGTGGTTGAGCCATTCCCTGCTGGTGTTCCTTCTGATGAATAAAATTTATTTATTGTTCCGCTCTCAACTGTTCCTGTTGCATTTGATCCATAGGCTGCACCACCACCACCTGCACCATATTTCGTGGTTGTTGCATTACCAGCAGTTCCATTGCCACCAGCACCAGCGGCAGTTCTTGAAATTGTTGGTAAAGTTTGAACATCAGCAATACAAGCGCCGCCACCTTGACCTCCGAATGAACGAACTAAAGTAGTCGCTCCATTTAGAACTTCGGTAAATCCACCATTGCCACCAACGGCTGCACTAGCACCTGTTCCTTTTGCTCCAATTGTAATTGTGTATGAAGTTGCTGGAACGACTGGCAATGTTATTTTTTTAACAGCACCACCACCACCTCCACCACCACTTGCATAATTTGCTGCAGTAGTAACTGATGTTCCCCCACCACCTGCACCTGCACCAACTACTAAAAATTCAGCAGAATAAACTCCTGCGGGGCAAGTCCAAGTTCCTGATGTAGTAAAATCAACTGTTCGATTTGTTGCTTGAGGTATTTTTACATATCCCATTAGGCAATCTCGCTTCCAAATACATTAAATGATAAATTGGCACTTGAAGCATAAATTCTAATTTTGTCAGTCGCATCCATTGTGAAACCCATAGTAAAGGCTTGTAATCCATAACCAGCACAAGTAGCATCATAAATAATATAATCTTTGTTAGCTGTGGCTGCGCCATTCACAGATACAGAAATGCGAAATGTTGCATCACTTGCTGATCTATTGGCAACAGTAACTGTTGAAACAATAGTTTCGGTTGATGCTGGAACTGTGTAAAGATCAGTTTCGGTTGTTGCAGAAGGAGCAGACTGCCCCAATACTTTATAAGTTGCAGTAGCCATTAAGCCCCCATCAGTAAGAAGGCATGGACTATCCTGCCTTTATTGTTTTCAATTTTAAACATTGCAGTATCAACAGCATCACCTAAATCGCGTATTGCATCTGCGCCATTCTTGACAAAATCGCTGTCATTTGGCTCTGGAAAACTATAATTTGGTGATAATGCCATCTTGCTCCTTAATCATAATCAGACCATTGTAGCGTAGGATCGACCGCAGACCATATAAGTGCTGCATCGACATCCTGCCATCTTGTAGGGGTTATGCTGAAAATAGAGGAAGTTGAATTGATCTCAATCGTTATAGCTGTTCGGCTAATGTTCCATTGCCAACCCTCGACAAAACCCTCATAGTCTGTGTGAATAAGGGAGTTAGGCAAATTCTCAATCTTGATGGCTTTGCCCATATACATTTGCAATAAAATATCAACATCGGCATTTGTAATGTTTGGATTTAGCAGCTCTATTTGGAAAGAGTTCAAATTGGTTTCAGGCAATGCTTTGAGAGTAATGTATCGATCTGCTTGGTATTGCGCCTCAACCGCCAACTCTAACTCAGTTGTTATGTTGGCTGCAATTTTGCCATAGGTTGCAATAGAACTAGCAGATGTAGCAGTTTTGCTTTGATTGCTTTTGTAGGTTAAAAATATGTCATTGACAACATCGGCGCTGGTTTTTTGAGAACTCAAAGAATAAGCGTTAATGTAATTTGTAGGTATTGTGTCATAACCATTTGCTTGGACATCTAAGGTTCGATGACTTTCATTAGCAAAACCAACTTCACCAGCAGTTGTTTCATAAATATAACCAAAAGCCATGTCAGCATATTTGGTTGCTAAAGTATAAGCATTATCAACGCCAGCCGTATATGCCTGAAATTCATAAACACCCGGAGTGTCTACAACATCAATTGACACGCCAGCATCGGTTAATATATTTAACATTCTGTCATCATCATATTCTTTTGCATATCCTGAGCCACCAATTAGAGTTCTGCTCATTTTAGCCAATGATCCAAGAGCTGTAATTTGAACCAAGCCAACTGTGGCAATTGCACCAGTTGCAGCTATTGAGCCTGAAAAATTATTTATTGTGCCAGTAAATAAAGTTCTATTAGTTCCGGTTGCATTTTTGCTTGTGATGACAACACTCGAATTTAAATCGAAAGACCAGTTTGCATTTGTGGGATTAAACAAAGATATTTGCGCGTAACTAGATCGGGCTTGCTCCCATACATTCTCGCGACCTTGACCAATAGTTACAAAATCGATTGCGTTGTTTGTAAAATCAACACCACCGATTGTTACTGTTGTGTCAGGAGCGTTTAATGCCAATTCTAAACACCACCAAAAGTTGATATTCCAAAATTCCTAAATGTGCCAGATGTAGATGCTTCTGTATTGATCAAGGAAGCAACTTGACGAGCTGTGCTAACTGGATCAATTGCTCCGTTTATGTTAATTGTTGCAACGCCTCCACCTGTCGTATAACCGCCATTAGGTCTAGTTGGCTGCCTTTGAGATGGTGCTGGGTTTGGCACAAAAGGTATATTTGTGTTTGGAAGTAAATTTAATAACCTAATAAACTCATTTATTAGTGATGCCAACAAACCAATTGCTTCTCTAACAAATGTTATTAAACCTGAAATTTTATCGGCTACAAATACAATAGATCTGCCAAAACTTTCTGCGTTTCTTTGAGCATCATTAAATCCAGAACTTAGTGAGTTATCACCTGTTAAACCTGCAATGAAAGCATTTAATGTTGGAATGCCTGTCTTGTTTATAAAGTTTATAAACTTTTCGACCTGTGGAAGCAAGGCTGTGCCAAGACCTTCTTTAGCCTCATTTATAGAATTTGTTAAAACATCAATTTTACCTTGAAATGTTTCTGCATTTGCAGCAGCAGATCCGCCTAATAATTCTGCTAGTCTAATTTGAATTTCTTTAAAACTCATTGTCTTAAGTTCAGCTGCTGATAATCCAACACCTAATTTTGCAAGTGCGCCATTTTGACCATCATGCGCTTTTGCCAAAGCATTTGCCACGCTTTCTAAATCTTTACCTGATCCTTTGCTTACATCTAAAGCAAGTGCTAATAAATCTTGTGCCTTGCTAGTATCTTTTGTTGAAAATGCCAATCTTTGTAATGCAGGTCTAAGTTGATCATCGGCAACTCCTGTGGCAAGTGATGTTTTTGAGATCATGTCCTCAGTTGCCTTTATTTGCGCATCAGTAGCACCTGTGGCTTGTCTTAACGCATTGGCTAACCTAAGTTGTGCAGCCTCATCCTCTATCGCAGCCTTGACCCCATCAACGGCTAATTTAGTGCCATAAGCAACGGCAGCAGCAGCAGCGACTGCAAATGCAACAGCAGCCTTCTTGCCAAATGCAGCTATCTTTTCACTATTGCTTTCAACAGCATTATCAGCTTGATCTAATTTCTTTTTTAAGTCATCAATATCCGCAAGGATTTTGAGCGATAAGGTTCTACTATCTCTAGCCATTATGACCACTTATCCAATATGCGATTATATGCAGCTTCCCATTTGCTAATCAATTCAGGCTGAATTCTGCGAAGCGTTGGGTAGATAAACCAACCACGCGAACCTCTGCCTTCCCGTCCTGAATATGAAGGAAACTGTTTGAACTTATTAGATCCAAACTCAACACCACCCCATAAGGTTTGCGTGTTAGCCCCACCTGAAAATTTTTGTCGTGCGAAACCATATTTGAACTCACCGATTTTGCTAGTCTTTGAGATGCTAACTCCGTCCGCAACTCTCTGCGCAACCTTGCCTGACTTTGTTCTGCCTCTAGCTGCTTGTTTAATTTCCTCAGCTGCATAAGTCGCCAAAAGATTAGACTGAACTCTTGCTTCCTCTGTTGCTTGCGCATCCATAACTTTAAAAGCCTTGAGAATATCGCGGATGTCATTGCGATTGTAAGCAATAGTTTCACTTGCCATACCTCGCCTCCAATACTTCTAGTGCTGTTAAAATGTCGTCTGCATCAACCCATTCACTCATTGGTATTTGTGTGGCAATTGCCAACTCAACCAATAATCTGTTTAGGCTTCCTGCTGCGTGGCTTTTGGGTTTGCATCACCGACTATTACATCGCTGACTGTTTCCATCCAAGCATCAAATGGTTTTACTGGTTTTCCAGCAGCTTCACGCTTGTGAGCGTTATATGCTAAAAACATTAGATCCCACATGCCAAGTTTTTCTTTTGCTTGGCTTATGGTGTTGCCAGTTGTTTTTTCCCATTTAGCCCACTCAGGCGGTTGGGCAATATATGTTGCTTGCTCGCCTGAGTTATATTCAATTGTGATTGGTAACTTCATTGCTTGCTCCCGTTTCTATTTTTTAACTAAATGTTTCTACTACTGCTCCACCTGTAACTGTAAATGTGAAAGCAACAGTTTGTGCATCAACACCTGAGCCACCAGCTGTTGGGAACTCTGGTTTTACTGGGAACACAAATTGCGCTCCTGAAGCAGCTGTCATTGTAATAGATATATCTGTGTCTGGTGCGCTTTCCGCTGCTGTCCAGATTGCCTCACAAACAGAACTTGTCTTGCCCCAATCAGCTAACATTTCTAATGCAAATGTTCCTGAAATATCTGTGGTTTTGTAAGCAACGCCATCAAGTGTTTGAAAAGCCTGTCGCTCATTTACCTTTGTTAAAATTGCGCTGGTTGCTTGTGCATCGATGTCTGTTCCACCTGTGAAAGACAACGAAACATCGCGACCGGTGATTACTGTGGTTGCCATGATTTCTCCTTAGACTGTGCGTGTGTAGTAGGTAGATACTCGAACATCTGCGATAAGCAAAGTCGATGCTCCGACTGTGGTAACTGTTGGTCTTTCGACCGAGCTGACAATATATCCAACTGGGATTACTGCCAGAACGCTAATTACTAACTGCTCAATGTTATCAAGTGATGCAGGATTGCTGTTGTAAGCAACTGCAACTGATATTGTAAAATTAACTTTTGCTCTGATATTGCTTTTGTTTATTGTTTCAAATTCTAGGTATGGACTATCTGGCACGACAACAACTGCTGGAGG